CTCGCCCGAGTCACCATCCCATCGACGGCGACCTCCATGACCTCCAACGGAGTCATCTATGAACAGCTGTACCCCTTCACCGCCTCGGCCGGAGCCGATCTGCTCTTCCGCAGCGAAACCGAAAAAGACGCATGGGCACCCTGGGACGGACAAAAATGCCGACTCCTCGACGGTAACGAATACCAAGCAAAATCAGGTGCGTGGTTTTCCCTAACCCAGATGCCTGATATTGAGTCCGGTATGTTCATTGGTTCGACCAGCGTGAACGGTGCCGTATCGATCAAATGGGGCAGGCATTCCACAGCACCGTTTGCCGTGTTCGTCACCTACGCGCCAAACAACAACGACTCGGTGACGAACAATTTCACGCCACTGATTTGGTCCGTCGGCGACAGCGATTTTCAGGTACGTCTGCGAGACGACCGCAGCCATGCCTGGGGCGGAGCGCAACCGGTCCGGCTGTACTGGCTGGCAACCTGGAAACGATAGCTTTCCCTAACCCAGCGTTCTACGACATGGAGGGTTCCCTACAGCAACAACAGTATTTCGCTGACGCGCGTGGGTGATATCTGCTTCGCGGGCGGCAACGTGAAATTCAACCAGAGCGGCGAGAACAACTACACACAGGCGCGGGAGACCATACCCGTGGGGTATCGTCCAGCGGAAACGTCGAACGTTCCCATCGCCGTGTTCGGCGGCAACACCACGTTCATCCTCTACGGCGAGCATACGGGCCGTGTGGTCATGCTTGGCAATCCGAACAGCGCGTACGCGGGATGCACCGGCGTATGGAGGACCGCCGACCCGATGCCCGCCGCATAGCTTCGGGACACTGGCTCAGGCGGTTGCACTGTCTTGCAGTGACCCCACGGGTCATAGCGCGTATGAGACGGTCATGCCGAACGCGTTCGTGCCCTGCGTGCCGCCCTGATTGGCGTAGGTCATGGTTCCGTTCGCGTTTACGTTGATGATCTTCTGGTTCGCGCCGTCGCGTCCGCCATATGAGAAATTCAAATCCATTGGAGGACGCCAGCTTTCAGGCAGGGTTCCGAAATTGCCGGTGTTCCACGTGCCGGACGCCGACGACTTCCAGTCGATTCGCAACGTCACCATCGGCCCGGACCTATAGCCATTGACGGTGCCGTAATTGCCACTGATGAGGGTCGTGACATCGGTGCGGGTTAGGGAAAACTATTGCCTGTTCCAGATTGCGATCCAGCTTCCGAATATCGCGACCATCCCGCACCAGCGGTTGTCTTTGGTGTTCCACAGGCGGAAGCGTATCTGGTTTACGTCGCTGGTATCCCAACGTTGTGCGGTGTACTCGCCGGCCTGGCCGAAACCAGTGCCGAACGGCCCAATCGTGTAGGCCGCGTAATCGGCTTTCTTCCCGTTTGGGGATTGGACGTTGATGTAGAATGTGCCGTCATTATGCGTGGTGATGGTATGGCCTCCGCACAGAATATACGGCATTCGGGTTAGGGAAAGCTACGCGGTAATCCAACAGCCGGATATACCGACGAATCGGCCGGTATATCCGGTGCCGTTCAACACCATTTTCCCCTCCGGCGTGCCGTAAAGGTAGAAACTGGTCGCGCCGCTGTTGTCGGTGCCGCGCATGACCGCGCGGGAATCGCCGGACGGTCTGAAACCCTTCGGGATTGTCTCGTTGACGGATGTGTTGCCGGTCTGATTGAAATTGCTTGTCAGCGTGATATACGCGCAGGCGGTGACAATACGGCCGACACGAACCAGAGTGATATGCCTGTCGGAATACGGCATCTTGACTTGGCCCGTGACAGGGGTTAGGGAATCCTATTGTCCGATCAGTGCGCGTTCCCAGATACTTTGGGCTTCCTTAAGGGACGCGATTTCCGGTCGTAAATAGAATCTGGCGGTCGTCTTGATGTCGGTGTGGCCGAGGAACTTGCTGACCACCGCGATGTTGACTCCCGCTTCCAGGGCGTTGGTGGCCCAACTGTGGCGGAGATTCTGCACCGGCACGTAGGGCAGCGACTCCTTTTTGCACCATGAGGCGTAGCGTCGCGCGGCTTGCGGTGGGGTCAGGTCACCGATGATACGGCCCTTCCGGCCGTTGCGGATCTCCCGCAATCGCCGGACGGCGAATCGGGGAAGGGGCAGAAACCGGTCGGACAGTTCAGTCTTCGGCGGCACCACCACTTCGTGGCCGGCCACCCATTGCACTCCACGCTGGATATGAGTGATGCCGGAACGCATATCGATATCCGCCCAATCGACTCCGTACCCCTCTTCCGGCCGCAACGCCAGACACGAGTCCACAATCAGCCAAGCCTCAAGCGCATGGCCATAAAAGCCCTGTAGTTGGCGACGAGTCTGCCCGATGGTCAGCAGACGCGGCACATGGAGCGGCTTGGCCGGCAGATCAATCTCCAAACGGGTCACATCGACCTCTAAGTAGCCCCACTTCGCGGCCTTGCGTAGCATCTGCCTCAACACCGCCCAAGCCTTGCGGGCCGCACCTGGACTCGCGAACCCTGACAGCCACAGCTCGATGTCATCCACGCCGATGTCAGCCAACTCCATGCTGCCGAACACCGGCTCCACATGGCATCGCCAAGCCGACTCATAGCCAACGCGCGTGACCTCGCGCAGGCGCTCGCAATAGCCGACATACCGGTCATCCCAAAACTCTTGCAACAACATTTCGACCTCCGAAAAACCACACGTCTCGCGGCCAATCCGCTCGGTATCGCGTGTGGGTTTTCTCACCATAAAGGAGCCCCGCATGTCGCAGTTAATCGAACAACTTGTTGATTGGCTGGTGCCCTTCTTATGCGGTGGCGCGGTCACCGTGCTGGGCCTCATGCGGCGATGGGGCAGAGCGATCATCAACGGGATGCGCGAGCTCCTGCTGTGCCAGTTAGAGGACCTGCGACGCGAAATGGTCATCGAGCACGACGGAGTGGCGGACGAGGACCTCAAATCACGCTCCCAACGCCTCTACGACTCCTATCACTCGCTGGGCGGCAACGGCCACGGCACATCCCTCAACGACGACATCCAATCCGCGCCAATCGCGCCGCGCAACAGAACGTGAGCCCCGCAATCCCGCGAGACTCCAAAACATCTCTGAAAGGAGAACACATGATATTTAATCGCGGAAAGCCACGCCACGCCCGTCCCCGCCGACCATGGGCAACCATGCTGGCCACACTGCTGACGACCATCGCCCTGGTGTTCGTGCCGGGCACCGCGCTCGCCGACAGCGGTATGGACGTGAGCAAATGGCAAGGATGTGTCGGCAGCAGTCAGGCCGCAACCGCCAAGGCATCCGGTGTCAACTTCGCTTTCGTGAAAGTCACTGAGGGCAACGGGTACACTGATTCGGTTGCCGACTGCACAATGCAGTCGCTCAAGGCCAACGGCATCCGTCGCGGCGTCTACCATTTTGCTCGGCCTGATCTCGGCAACAGCCCTGAGGCCGAGGCTGACTGGTTTATCGGCCAAACGCGCGGCTATGTCAACGATGGTGTGATTCCAGTATTGGACTGGGAGCCATCGGGCAGCTACGTGACATGGAGCTGGTGGGCGCTCAGGTGGTTGCAGCGTGTCGAATCCGCATGGGGCGTCAAGCCTCTCATCTACACGTCTGCCAGTGTCATCAAAATGACCGACTGGACCGCAGTGGCCAACGCCAACTACGGTTTGTGGGTTGCCGGATATCCGCGTGGATATACCGGAGAGACCCTGCGCAACCCCGGAGCCGTGCCCTACGACGTCAGCCCTTGGCCATTCGCCGCCGCCTGGCAGTATTCCAGCTCGGGTCACGTGCCTGGCGTCGGTTCCAGGATCGACGTCAACTGGTTCTATGGCGATGCCGGAACATGGGCGAAGTACGCGGGTTCTCAGCCCGGCACCTCCGCCAACCCGGCCACGCCCAGCCCGACACCCCAGCAAGGTGCGCCGGTCGGTGACGCACAGTCCTTGGCAACCGCAGTGATTCGCGGCGACTACAGCAACGACCCGCAACGCCGTCAACTGCTCGGCAACCGCTACAGCGAGGTCATGGCAATCGTCAACCAGCGTTTGCGTGGCACGGGAGGCGGTACAAGTACCAGCGCAAGCTGGTACACCGTGCAACGAGGCGATTATCTGACCTTGATCGGTGCCGGAACCGGCGTGAACTGGGTAAGCATCGCAAACCTCAATGGTTTGCGTGCCCCCTACGTCATCTACCCCGGCCAGCGATTGCGGCTCACCGGTACGACATCCTCCACCTCCGCCGGTGCGGGGCGCTACGTGGTGATCGGTGCCGGTGATTGCCTGTGGAACCATTTCGGCGCCAACAGCGCCAAGGTCGCCGCAGCCAACGGCATCAGCAATCCCAACCAGGTCCGCGCGGGAACGCGCATCTACTACTGATCCAACAGGGCCGCGAATCCAATCGCGGCCCTCCCGGTAAAAGAAGGAATAACAATGTCCGATGAAAACGAACTCAAGAACATCGCCAACCCAATAGGAGTCGACACGTCTGCATGGAGCCCAGCGGCAGATGTGAACCCTGCGGTCCCCGCATGGCTCATCCCCAACAAACTGTATGACATCTTGAAGTGGCTTGCCGCACTCGTGTTTCCGGCCCTTGCCCTCTTCATGGGCACGGTCGGCCCGGCATGGGGACTGCCGTACGTCGATGCCATCGTCACCACGCTCAATGCGCTCGGAGTACTCGCCGGTGCCGTCATCGGAGCCAGCGCACTCAAAGCCAAGTTCACTCTCGCGGCGTGAGCTATATTTTCGGGCGATAGATTGGCTGCAAAGTACCGTGAATAATTCGGTCTTGTCTGGTCTGTGGACTGGGCAAGGCCGAATTTCGCGTATCATCGATCAAACCAGATTTTGCAGGTCGTCGTTTTATTGATATCTTGGCCGTAAGAACTCCTCACATGAGGGATTCGGAAAAAGAAAACCGGTAGCATGACCATAGCATGACTTCGACTGGCGGGAT